GGTCGTGCTCGGTCCGCAACGTCATGGCGGAACTGTACCTATCTGGGAAGAAAGTGCGTCCCGGATGCGGATCAGGTAGGCCGCATCGATGATGAGGCCGAGGTCGTCCATCGTGAGCGTGACGGCATCGAAGTCATGCTCGCTGCCGTCGGCCATCGAGACGCAGATGCCGCCGTCCGAATGGTGTCGGTCCTGCGTCGCGGTTCGAGTCGCTTTGACCTCGACCAGTTCGACGAGCCGGACGGCTTCCCAAGACATGGCGCGGATGCCGTGAGCGTCGCACCCGAGCCAGCAAGGGAAGCCGTCGGTCTCGCCGCCGTCGCCGGCGCCGTCCCTCGGGCGTCGGCGACCGGATTTCACTCGTCCGGCTCCGCGAGCGTTTCGAGTTGCCGCTGCGAGATTTCGAGCGACTTGAACGCGCCGGTCACGGCCGCGGCCAGGTGTTCGAGTTCGTCAGCGGCGACGAGCATCGTGCCGGCATGGGCACGCATGGCCGGAGCCTCGGTCTCGATCCGTTCAGCGCCGGACCGCAGGAGCAGGGCGAGAACGCCGATCGGCTCGCCTCGTTGCCAGCCGCCGGCCGCACGAGATTTCATCGAGGATGGCGTGGACGACTTCCCAGATGTCTTCATCGTCGTAGTCGCTCGGCAACATCCAGCACCTCCCGGATGCTCCGAGGGTACTGGTCGGGTTTCGAGAAAGATTCCGTACTGCTCCAAGATGTCATGCATGGCGATTCGAGTGCTTCGATTGCTCGGGACGATCGTCTCGACGTACTTGGTAAGACTGACCATCATCTGGCAGATCATGTTTGGCGAGGCATCTAAGTCGGCTTTCCTGATTAGATCCAAGATGTCGAGGTATTCGTCTTGCGTCATGGATGAAGATCCGCCAGCCGATGGCGAGTTTGCGTGGTCAGTCATCAGCCCATCCCATTTCCGGTCGAAGCCTCGTGTAGAGATATGGCAAGTTCGATGCCCAACAAGTGCCGCCGGCAAAGGCCGGAACCGATCCAACATCCTTTGCCAAGATGCGACCGATCTTCTTTCCGATCTCGGAGATCGTGCCTCCTGCTTTGATGTATTCCTCGCACATTTGCTCCATGAGTTGCGAAACACACAAGATCGTCTCGTTCCAGAGTTCCGAGTCCGCGCCGCCTGCTTTGACGTATCGCAAGAAGTACGAGGGATCTCTGACGCTCGGGGCTTTCATGTGGCAGTAGTGACACAGCAACATGAGATTCTCGCAAGTCGATGGTCCTCCAATCGCGTGCGGTACGAGATGGCATCTCGTCAAGTTCTTTGCCGTCTTGTCTTCCAGTCCGCATGCCCAACACAGTTCAAGCGGTCGAGCCCATCCGGCCTTGGGTTGAAATCCCGTGGCTTTCCAATGGTCTGCGATCTTGTTCCTTCCCGGCATTGCCGGTCGCTTGCCGGCAGGTTCCCATTCGATCTCGGCCTCACCGGCAAGCATCCCGGAAAGCATTTCATCGTGAAACGTTCGATCGGTAACGCCAAGGATCACTTGCCGTCCTCCTTGAAGCAGTCCCAGCCGCGAGCCTGTGCATATTCGTGTGCGGTCTGCGCTCCGACACAAACACTCGGCCGGAGGAACGACACCTCACGCCTCGCCTCGTCGCGCTCGGCGGTCAATGCTGAAGCGTCGGCTTCGAGTTGGCCGACCCTCGCACGCAGCCGCTCGATCGCCTCGGCCGCTTCGGTCACGAGGTTCGTCTGGATCGGCCCAGACATCGCTCGGAGGCGTGCCGGCAGGTCATCGTTCATTGATCCGTTTCCTTTCGCGGAGCGACTGCATCGACATCAGGTGTCGCGGCGATACGCTGATGACTTCCCTTCCGTGCTGGATCTCGGTCTTGAACTTGATGAGTTCGAGGCCGGTCTGCCATCCGACCAGGTAGAGTTCTCGGTATCGCTTCGCCAGTTGGAACGGATCAAGATCGCGCTCGCCGCGGCTAATCGGCTCGACCGGATTCACGAGCACATATGGCCGCAAGAGCCGCGGTCGGTTCTCGCGGTCGCTCGCCGGCATCACGAGCCTAGGCGAATCTCGCGAGCACAGTTTCACCTCGTTTCCGTCGATGTCTCCCGCGTTGAGATCGACCGTATAAAGATCCGTCGCCGGCCGGCCGAGGTAGATCGCAAGCGCGGCCTCTCCGAGTTTGCCGAGGATCTTGCGTCGAAACCTGTCGATGCGGTCGGGACCGCTCGCGTGCCGATCGTAGAGGTTCAAGGAACGCATCGCAGACATCTGCACCTCGACGATCCAGTCGTCGGTGAGGGTGACGCGTTCGAGCGGCTGCGGCCAGTCCGAGCGTCTGTCGCTCGCATGATCGTCCGCTGGTCTTGATCGCGGCTGCTCGTCGATGGCGATACCTGCGGCCTGCCAGAGCATCGAGTCACGTTCCATCAGGAGCCTCCGTGTTTTCCCACTCGTCGATCTGGGCGCGCACGTTGTCGCCCATCCAGCCCTCGCGAGCGAACACCGGTTGCCACGTCGCGACCACTCGGTGCGCCTCGGATACGTCGGCATCCGTACGGCAGATCGCCTTGAGTTCGGTCGCGACCAGCAGCAGCCGCTCGCCCTCATTCCGCCACGCCGCGAGCAGTTCGATGACGGTCGCCCGGTCGAACGACTTCTCGCCGATCGCCACGGCCATCTCAATCCGTCGTTTCAGGTCGCGTTCCGCCTTGTAGTCCTGGTTCATCTGGTCGTCTCCATCGGTTGCGTCTTGCCGGCGAACGTCGCCGGTCATCTCATGCCTTCGCGGTGCAGCAGCGCCCAGGCCATGCCGCGAGCGATCGGTTTCCATTCCGAGACCGGCCCGGTACTCGCGACCGCGAACGGCCGGAGGTAGGCGATCTCGCTCATCCGCTGCCGAAGCCGCTCGAGGACATCAGGCGGAAGAGCCGACAGTTCCTCGAGCACGGTCTGCCGCTCGGCCTCGACCTCGCGTCGCTCGCGTTCGTCGGCCTCGGCTTTCGCTTTCGCCTTGCCTTCGAGCGTGACCGGCTCGCGACCTGCCGCGCTGAACCTGCGGCCGACCTCGCGGAACTCCTCGATGAACCATTTCAGTTCCGGAACGTGCGAGGCCTTCGAGCGCTTGACGCTCTCCATCGCCTCGGCGAGCCAGTGCTGGTTCGCGTCTGTGAACTCCTTGCGGAATAGCGCGATCCAGTCGTGCGAGAATCCCGCGCTCGGCCAGAGGCCGGCCAGCCGCTCGATATTCCGTTCTAGCGATACCCGTTCAGACATCGGTGGTCTCCTCGGGCAGGAGCGCGTCGAGCACGTTGATCGTCGTCCGCATCGCCTCGACCTGATCGCGGAGCGCGAGGATCTCTTCGACCGCCTCGATCGCGATCGGCCAGCCGAGGCTCACGTCCTCGCGAAGAAGTCGCCGAGCGACGTGATCACCGGGAATCTTCTTGTCGATCATCTCGCGCCGCAGGTCATCGACCTTGCGCCGCACGTCGTCCATCGTCATCGTCTTCATCGGTCGTCTCCTGGTCGCCAGAGCCTGGCGCCGCTTGCGGTCCGTGCGATGCCATCGCCATCTCGATAGCACCCGAGCGGGAGTGTCCCGTTCGCTTGTGATTTCGTCAACCGGCCGGCGTGGTCGCGAGCGCGAGCGATCCAGACATCGAGCCACGCGGCCGGATCGGTCACGGTCTCGCCCTTGCGCTTGATCCACGCTGCGGCCTTCGCGAGTTCGCCGTCGAGGTCGATGCCTGGCGACGCGGCCGCGAGCCGTTCGCGGTCCGCCGGCGACAGCCGGAATCCGGTCGCCGGATCGAACTCGATCGAACCGGATTCTTCCGGTCGAGAGGGTCGAGGCGACGCGGTTTCGACCGCGTTCGCCTGACCCTCTCCGTCAGGAGAGGGTCTCTTAGTCTTGCTCTTACTCTTACTCTGCGATCGCGACCCGATCGCCACCCGATCGCCACCCGATGCTTTCCACCGGATCTCGTTCCCTCGCCGGCCGGCCTCGGAACACCGCTGCCGCTGCTCGGCGAGCGTCAGTCCGGGCCAGTTGAATCGCACGGTCCGAGAACGCTTCTCGATTGTAGCCCATCCAGAGGCGATTAGAGCGTCGATAGTGCCGGGTGGTGTCCCGGTAGCATCGTCGAGTCCGGACGCGTCTAATGCGCTCGTAGGGCCGTACGATTGAATCCACGCCCAGACTGCTACCAGCCGTCCGGCTGCCTCGAATCGAGTTGACCCGATAGTCCGGCAGAATGCCACAAACTTGGGTTTACGGAAGAGGTCGCAGTCAACAGGAAACCAGTCCCTCATCGGTCGTCTCCATCGTCATCGGGAAACCGGGCCGGCCTGGTCAGCGAGTACCAGACCGGCCCGGCGAGCAAAGAGGTCATCGGATCGAGAGCCGCCGTCCGCGGTCGCCGAGCGTCGCGAACGATAACGCCTCGCCGGCTTCGAGGGAAGCCCGGATACGTTCCCGATCCGGCTCTACGGTCGTCCGCGTCCGCTGCCAGTCGGCCGGAACGTCGCCGGTGAGCACGAGCGGCTGCTTGCCGCCGTTGCCGACGACTGACACCGCGTACCGCTCGGTCTCGATCTTCTTCGTGCCGCGGTCGTCGAGAGCCTGCCGGAGCCGTTCGGCGAGCCAGTCGGCCGCCTCGCGGTCGATGCGTGCCCGAGTCGCGAGCCGCTCGGCCTCGGCCTGCCGCGTCTCCGAACGATGCCGGATCTCGGTGATGAGCGCGGCGTAGTTGTCCACCTTGCCGGCGAGATTCTGGTCGAGTTCGGCCATCCACGCCTCGACGGTCGCGGCCACGCTCGGATCGGTGATGTCGCCGCCGACCTCCGCGAGCAAGTCGTCGAGTGCGGCGAGGTCGTCGGTGATCTGGAAGAGCCTCATCGGTCGTCCTCCGATCCGATCGTCGCTTCGTCCGGAACCCACGCGGTTCCCGGCTTTCGGTCGAGGATCGCGAGCGCCTCGCGTCCGGTCGGCGATGCCATGCAGTCGGCCCGGAGTTCCGGATCGCGCTGCCAGTCGTAGAAGCGATCCCGAGTGCCGTAGCAGACGCCAGGCGTGCGGTTAATCAAGAACAAGACGATCTCCTTCAGTGCTGCGAGGTTGTCGCGGTCGGCACGTCCGACCGCTTGGCGAAGGTCGTTTGAGATCACGGCGAACAGGAAGTCACCCGGATCGGTGCCGTCGGTCAGGTAGTCCCTGAGCGAGCGGCGCGTGCCGATCGGGATCACGTCGTACTGGGCGAACCTGTCTGTCATCGTGTCGTCTCCTGCTGGGTTGCGTTCCTGTCGGCCGCGAACGTCGCGACCTGGGTCTCGGTGAACTTGAGCATCCGCGGACCGACGCGAACCGGCCGCAGCCGGCCCTCGCCGATCCATCGGTACACCGTGTCGCGGCTCACGCCGAACCGCTCCGCGAACTGCTGCGGCGAGATGCACGGCTGATCGTTAGAACGGGATGTCATTGGCGTCGTCCTCCTGAATCTGCTTGCTCGAGGCCTTGATCTCGACGAGTTCGGTCGTCTGCTTGCCGCTCGGCGTCGTCTTCTCCTGCACCAGCACCTCGGCGAACTTGCCGATGAAGTTGAAGGCGTGATCGCCGACGGTCGCCGAGAACGTGGTGAACTCGTCGCCGGTCGCGGTCTTCACGATCCAGAGCCGCCACGGCTTCCCGGCTTTCGTCGTCCCTTCCTTCGTGTCTACGCTCGCGATGCGAACGACCTCGTAGCCGGTGTCCTCGTTCACGACCGGAGCCGCGGCCGGATTCGGCTTGGGCTGCGGCTTCGGAGCCGCGGTCGCGATCGCCTGGGACATCGTGCGCTTCGGCTCCTGCGGCATCGCCGCGTTGCCGTCGTCGTCCTCGTCGCCGACCACGCCGAGCGCGGCCGAGATCGAGTAGCGGCGAGCGTAGGTCATCGCCGATCCAGTGCTCTGTGGCTTCGCCAGATCGACGCGAACCGGGACCGGAGCGAGTCGGAGCGTCTCGCCGGTCTCGTCCCGGATCACGGTCCAGCACATGAGGTTTCCGTCCGCGGTCGGCTCGTAGTCGGTCGCCATCGCCAGGCCGAACCGAGCGAGGTGCGGCCGGCAGGTTTCGAGGTACGAGCCGATCGAGGCGTACCGGAACTTGCCGAAGGCGCTGTTCGTCTTGTCGAGCGTCGGCGACGGCATCTCGGTCAGGGCCGCGGCGAACGCCGCCGCGAGCGGTTTGCGTTCGGTCTTCACTGGTCTCCCTCCTCGTTGATGTTCGGATCGTTGAGCGGTCTGCCGGTCATCAGTTCGATCGCGAGCGCGAGTCCATCGATGTAAGGCGAGCGCGTTCCGGTGTTGATCGTCTGCATGCATTCCCATGCAAGTCGATCGCGAATCACGCTCAGAGATTCGGACTTATTCCTTGGTCTTGCAGAGTTGCGAGTCATCGGTCGTCTTCCTTCTGGCCGGTCTTGACGATTCCCGCCTTCTCGCCGGCCTCGACGAAGAAGGGAACGAGTGCGAGCGGGATCAGGACGATCGCCGCGAGGATGCAGAGCAGTTCAGGCGCGGACATCGATGCCTCCTGCGATCTTGGCGATGCGCTGAAGCGACGCGAGGAGTGCGGCATCGGACCGCTGCCGAGCGCGTCGATCGTCGATGATGAGGTGAACCGAGTCGTAGATCCGCATCGCGACATCGGCCAGAACCGCGAGATCGTTGTCCTTCAGTTCAAGCAGCCGTTCCGGTTGATGCTGCATCCAGAGCCGCATGGTGTCGCACGAATCGCGAAACTCGCGTGCGAGCCTGTCCTGGTTGGAAGTCGTCTTGGCCATCGGTCGTCTCCAGTTGCCGCCGCACCATCGCGGCGGGAATCGGCCCGGTCGCGTTTCCGCGGCCGGGACGGTGAGCGGTCAGCGAGCGCCGAGTTGTCGCAGTTGCTTGAGCAGGACGATCGCAGAGTCGTTGATGCGATCGGAAACCTTGACAGGGAGAGTAGAGCGATAAATCTGCGACATCGCTTCGCCGATCGCCATTCGATGAATGCCACGTTCGGCCAGTTGCTCGGCTCGATTCAGCACGCTCTCGCTTCCGCTGGCGTTCTCGGCCATGCGTGCCTTGGCGTATGCAAGGAACCCCGCAGTCACAAACGCGCGAGCCTGGCCGTCGGTTTCCTGAGTCACCGTTTCCATCGGTCGTCTCCGGTTCGCCGCGAAACCCGCGGCGGTCGAGGAATCACCTCGACGGGTGAAATGTACAGCCTATTTCGGCATTGTGCAAGTCCTTGCGGCACTAAATCCGCTCGGATTCTCGCGAGACAGCCCATAACTGTCGATTCTAGCGAGACTTACGAGCCGAAATAATCTTCGCGGATCGGACGAAAAACCGCCTCCGGGGATTAGCCGGAGGCGGGACGACTGCCGCGGAGGTGTCACGCGGCCGGCAGGTGATGAGCCTGCCCGATGGATTGGCTCGGTCGGAGGCGAGTCTACCCGAACGCCTTCACGAGATCAAGGAATCGGCGACCGTAATGTTCGTGCCCGTGCCGCTCGGCAGGAAGATCCCGCTCTCGTAGAGGCCGAACATCCGGTCGAGTTCTAGGTTCATCTCGCCGATCGCGTTATTGGAGATCGCGACCGTCGCCAGGTCGCCGCGTCGCGAGTCGGTCGAGCCGGCCACGATCGCGACGCCTGGACCGCCGGGAGCCAAGCGTGCCATCTCGCAGACGGTCAACTCGTCGATGAGCACCGCCTGCGTGCTCGTGATCGCCGTCGTGAGTTCGACGACCATATATGCCTCGTCGGGAATGTTGACCGGCGAGACGACCGCGAGGCCGTAGCGAACGAACGAGGTAGACAGGAGCGTTAGGTCTACGTTGAACGTCATCCCGGACAGCACGGTATCCGTGCCATCGCGGAACGAGACGCGCAGCACGCCGGCGAGCGGAGCCGCTCCGCCGTCCGCTCGCACCCAGCACGAGATGAGATACAGCGTGTCGCCTTTCAACTTGCCATACGTTCCGGTTCCGGAGTTGAGACGCTGCGTGAGCCGCGTCAGGTTCGAGCCGTCGCCGATGATCTTCAGCGACGACGCGCCACGCTGAGAAGTCGTCGAACTCTGAATGTGAGTGCCGGCCGTTCCGGTCGCGAGCGACCAGTTGATCGGCACGTTCGACTCGAACACCTCGAAGTCGCTGTTCGTGAGAAGGTTCACGCCGGCCGAGCCGCCGCCGTCTTGATCTCCGCAGGTCGCGGTCATCATCATGGCCGTCCCGCTGCCGGCTCGCCATCGCCGATCGAGGTTCGGGAACGAACGGTCGCCTGTCACCTGCCACCGCTCCGAGCCGCTCGCGACTCCTGCCGTCTTCGTATCCTGCGCGCACGAGAACGTCAGCGTCTCGGCTCGGACGTAAGGCTGCGACGCGACCTTTGACGCAAAGACCACGTTGTCCTTGATGATCTTCGGAGCCTCGAGCGAAACGACGACGACCGCGTTGCCGGTGTTCGCCGCGTTGTACGAGGTCGCGCCGACCGTGAAGTCCGTCACCGCGACCTTCTGGCCGTCACGGTTCATCTGGAACGCGAGTTCCCGCATCGCATCCGGAACGGTCTTCGCCGGCAGTTTCGTGTCGGCATCGACCATCTCGATCAATGCGCGCTCGGCAGCCGACTTGATGCCGGCAAGTGTCGTCAGGCTCGCGTCGGCCACCACGTCCTCATCAGAGATCGCCCGTACGAGATCGCTCGCCATCGGAAGCGTTCCGGTCGTCGATGCGAACACCGAGTAGATCGTCCGTACGCCGCTCGTCGAGGTAGCCGCGGTCGGTGCGATCGCCTGCTGATGCGTCCGGATCGTCTTCGCCAGACCGAAGAGTTTCCCCAGACGCGTGAATAGACCGCCGGTTCCGGTGAGCGTTACCGCCATGCCTCAATCCTACCAATGACCTTTAGGGCACTTCTCGCTCGCGATGCGCCACTTGGCCGCGAGGAAGCATCCGCAGCCGCCATTCGCTCGATCGCATCTGCTCGGTCCGGTCTGGTAGCAGCCGTCCGGACAGGCCTCGCACGTCGCGATCCGTCGCTGCATGGTCTCGGCATCCGCCGGCTCGATGCCGAGCACCGCCTTGGCGATGCCGACCGCTCCGGCGACAGGACGAGACGCAAAGACGACCAGTCCAGGCTTATGAGTCATGCGATCGTTACCGTGCCCGGATTCCATGTGAGCGTCTGGTTCTGACCTTGAAAGACGATGTTGTCGGGATCGTACGAGTATTGCCCGAGCATTGACCGCATGTCGAGCCGGCCGTCGTTGCAGAAGCGAACGACGGGACCGATGAATCGAACGCCGTTTCCATTCGGGTGATAGACCGTGCTATGCCACGGTTGCCCGAACGTCGATGCGGGATGGCAATACTCAATAGCAGCGGACTGGCAATCCACCTTGGCCGGAACGCCGATCCCGATCGGAACGTAGACCGACCATCTGCCGCCGAACTGTTGATTCGGAGTCGTATCCGCTTCCAGATAGACGGCTCCGATGAGCGACTGGCAGACCGTGCCTTCGATGTTTCCGACGCCGTTCACGATTCCGAACGTGCCGCAAAACTCCGGAGCGACTTGCTGGCAGGTGTAGAACTGTCCCGAGCCAGGAGGGTCTTCCCATTGACATGCACAAGGGCACATGTAGAAGCCGGTTCCTGCTACCGGAACTCCTTCGAGCACAAGGTCGCACTCGCCGCACGGATGCATCGGACTCACCTGCGTCTGAGTCACGATCGCTCGACCGACCTGACCGCCTGCGATCTGCACCTGCCCGTAGCATGGGCAGATGTAGTTCGGCACCGTCAGATCGCACGCGCACGGATTGAACGTGTTCACGAACGATCCGTTCCAGAAGATCCCGTACTCAACCATGCCAGGATCGCAGCACGGTTGACCGCACGGCGTCTCGCCGCAGCAGCAGGCGACCGCCGGCAGGATGTGAGACATCAGGCGAACGTCCCATGCAGCGTAAACGTCACGCCGGCAGCGTCGGCCATGCCTCGCAGCGCATCGCCCTCGTACATCGGGAAACGCGTCGAGTCGATGAGCGTCCCGTTCGCGGCGATCGCAACGTCATAGAACAGCGCGTTCTCGTTTCCGCTTGCCCTGCCCTGCGTGCAATGATGCAGTCGAACGCGCCGAAGGCTCGAGGTCGTGTTCGCGAAGTAGATCGCGTGGACGATGAAGCGCTGCCCTGTGCCGACCGCGAACAGTTGCTCGTCGGTCGCTCGTAGTCGAGCCTGGTACGGCATCAGAGATTCCCTCCGAGCAGGTTGCCGAACGCGCCAGGCACGGGACCGCCGCACTCCGGAATCAGCGGAGCCGTAGCGTCGAAGACGTAGACCGGAGGCATCGTCGGATCGTTCGCGAGCACGCCGACGACCGGACCTTTCACCGGACCGTCTCGAAGCATTCTGGATGGCGGATTGTCGAACTCGACCTCTTGTCCATGCAACTCGCTCAACTCGTATACGTTGAATGCGACACCCACCGGCATCGCGGTGTTGAGAGCGGTCTGGGCTGACTCGTTGATGTAGATCGGCTGCGCGAGGTAGCGGTACTTGCCTGGCGAAATCTCGGTCGGTTCTTCTTGAAGGGACAGCAACGTAGACGTTCCGACCGAAACCTGTCTGCCATTGAACGCGAACCACGGCCTGCCATCTGATGCCATCATCTTGAACAGCACTACGGTTTCGCCGACGATCGCAGCGCCGCCAAGTTGCACGGCGCGACCGATCGGTAAATCTCCGAACTTCTGCGAGGTCTTGCCGTTAGGCGCTTGCTCAATCCGCTTCTTTGTCGGCCCTTGTCCGATCTGCACCTGCGACCAGTTCCAGACTCGATACTTGATGCCCTTCGGTCCTGGCTCGAAGAGACTTTCGCCGAGATCCTGAGTGAGCCGAGCCACGATCGGGCGCGGCTGCTCCGGCGAATGATGCTTCCCGAGATCCGAGAAGCGGCCAATCATCGCGTCCGCCGCGTCGAGCGTTGCGTTCGCCTCGTCGAAGCCGAATCGTCCGACACCGCCGCTCGTGAACCGTACGCTCATGGGCTGAAGATCTGGAACGAGATGTAGGCGTCGGTGTTCGTGCCGCTCGTGATCGCCTTTGCGTAGATGCTCGTCGTCGCGGCTCGCGAGATGCTCGACTCTCCGGCGTTCAGCCGAACGAGCGAGATCATCTCGGTCGCCGCCGGTCCGCCGGTCGTCTGCGTATAGGCCGAGATCCCGATCTCGACCGGGATCGTCGTTGAGAGATTCTTGAAGTACGCGACACCGTTTGCCGTTACGTCGGCATTCAGGTCAAGCGCCTCGGCCGTGCCGGTGATGAGTTGATTCCCGCCGGCGCTCGCGACGCTCGCCAAATCCGCCGTCTTCGTGTCCGGAGCGAACAGGAACTGGAGATTGTCCTTCGTGATCTGCAGCCGCTGAGAGATGGTTATTTCGTTCGCCATTAGGTCACCTTGAGGAAGAGCGCGTCGATGTTGCGGAGTTCGGTCAGATCCGGGAACGGCTGCACGAAGCGAACATCTTCAGCCGCAGACATGCCAGGTGAGCCGGGACGCGGCCCGAGCAGGACATCGCCGTTCATGTCGCACATGGCCGCTTGCCGCATGTGAAACCACTGGTCGTAGATGAACTTGTGGTTGTACTGGAACTTCCGTTCTCCGATGCGATTGACCGACGCGCCGCAGTAGATGACGCTTCCGGGCTGACAATCGAGGAACGCCGTACTGTTCCGCTTCCAGACAAATGAGAGAAGGTTGAGCGGTCGAAAGCGTCCCTCGCGCACGAGCGTAATGTTGATCTCGAACTGCCGCAGGATGTACGAGACAGGGTTTCCGCCGGCGTCGACCTTGAGTCCGCCGATGTCCGCCTGACCCGGCAAGCCGAGAGCGTGCACGCCGTTCGCCGAGCAGTTTGCGATGATCGTCGCACGATCTATCGCGCGCCAGATATCGACGTGCGAAGCCGAGAGCGTCGCGTTGACCTCGATGTATCCGGGAACTGAAGCGTCTACGACCTCATCCGGTCCTGGCGGAGGAGGCTGCACGATCACGCCGCCGCCGGAAACCTCCTGATATTCCCACGTCACGAGCCAGAGATCGCGATGGCCTTCGACGCTTGCGATGCTCCAATCGATCGCTCCGAGGCTCGTCGTACCTGGGAACGGCTCGCCGAAGTACGGAAGACCGTTCGACCCGAAGAGCGCAGAGATGGAGTTAGGCGTCGTGAGCGGCGTCGCATCGTCCCAGACGTGGAACGTGCGCGTGCCCTTGAGTTTGCCCTGCGTCCTCGAGACGCTTCGGCTATTCAGTTGCTCGACGACATAGACGCTCATGTGATGACCGTACCTTGGTTCCGGAGGATCTGGAGGATCTCTTTAGCGGTCAGCACGAGGTTCGCCTGGTATCCGGCCGAACGAATCGCGGCCTGCTGGATGCCGTTGAGGATCGTATTCTGGGCGAAGTTGAAGACTCCGCCGAGACTCGTCGTCACCGAGCCGGCAGCACCCAATCCCGGACGCGAAGTCATGGCCGCGGCCATCGCTGCCTGACGTGCCTTCTCCGCTTCCTCGGCCTTCTTCGCTGCCTCGTCCGCGATCCGAGTCCGCTCCTTGAGAATGGCATTCTCCGTCTTCGCGGCCTCAAGTCGTCGCTCGGCCTCGTACCTGGCGAATGCTTCCTCTTCGCTCATCTTCTTGAGGTTGTCGTTCAGTTCCCGCGTGAGCCGTTCCATGGTTCGGATGTGCTCGATCTGAAGCCGCCGGATCGGATCGGTTTCCTTCTCGATCTGCAATTGCCGTTCGAGATCCTTGACGATGCCGGCGTTCGCTGAACGCCGTTGCATCTCTTCCATCTTCGCGGCGCGCTCGGCTTCGGCTGCGGCCAGTTGCTTGGAGTTGTCCAGCAGGCCGGCCAACGTCGCGCCGGCGATGCCGAGCAGACCGACAATCTTCGTGACCGGAAACGGGATCATCGCGATCGCTCCCGAGATTCCCATGACGGTTCCCTGAATCGTCGAGAAGTCAGACCGCATGACTTCGGTCGCGGCCATGATTCCGCGTGCCGTTCGATTGACCGCGACCGGATCAAAGTTCGCTCCGAGCGCACGAGCGATGCCAGACCGCTTTACGGTCTGTTCCATCGTCTGCATCGACTTGGCGACCTCGGCTTCGCCCTTGCGAAGATTCGACTCAAGGGCCGCAAGATCGGCCGAGACGAGAACCGAGATTGACGGAAGGTCAGACATTCAGGAGCCGCCGCATCTCGCGATCGACCGCAGCACGGCCGGCATCGCCAGTCTCGGAACGCAGCATATCCGACACCGCTTCGGCGATTTCGAGGAACAGGTCCGCAGGCATCGCTAGAGGATCTCCGAAGCCGGGAGCGTTCTTCGCGATGTAGGTTGCCATGCCGATCCAGTCCGGTTTAGCGGTGTCGTCCACCTCGCCGGACTTCAAGCGTTTCCCGAGTCGCCCTCTGTCTTGACCTCGTAGCCGACAAGCCTCTGCGCTGTCTCGATGATCTTCGCCGGCGTGAGACCTGCGAGCACCTGATCGGGATCGATCTTAGCAGCGAATGCCGAACGGCGAATCACGTCGGCCGCAAACTCAATACGCATAGTCGCCATGAGCAGGATCAAGGCCGTGCCGCGTCGCAGCGAATGCTCGCGCAGAGCCGTAAGCCTGGCATCGCTCGTCGCGCCGGATTCCTCAAGATCAGCGAGCAGAGACTTACGCTCTTCTGTCCACGCTCGATCCGCGAGTTCCATCATGTCCCGAACGGTCAGCATCGGAACATGCTGGCCGTGCCCGATCTCTACTGTCTTCACTTGATAAGCCTCCCTCGGTTCTCCGCGTGCATCTCTTCCACCGAGCCGAAGGCGTGCACGCGACGCCGCAGCCGTACGTCGATCACCTGCCGAGCCTTGTTTCGCCAGCCGACTACCTCGCGAACCTTGGCAAGCGCCTGCTCTTCGGTGAGTTGCGGCGAGATCCCGATCCGGCTCTTCGTTCCGTCGCTGAACGCGATCTCGGCGATCCAGTCATCCGGCGTGAGGACAGTCGTCGGCCAGAGCCTCAAGTCGACTCGTCCCAGGTCTCGACCGGAATGGCTCCGCCGGCGAGCGCGAAGTTGAACGAGATCGCCGCGTCTCCGGTCTTCGTGACGGAAACGGCCGCGTCGGAAATGACCGCGTTCATCGTCCATGAGCAGGCGTTTCCGGTCGTGACCGTTCCGCTTCCGCGAGCGTGCAGGTAGATCGTCCCGCCGGAGTCGATCCAGCCGACCGCGGAGGTAGCGGTAGCCGCGGTCTTGCCGAGGCTAGGCTTCGTGCCGGCAGCATCGGCCATAAGAAACCCGCCGGCCGAGCCTGAGCAGTCATGCACGCCGAGTTGCCGACGGCGACCGTAATCGCCGAAGCCGGTGATGTCCGACACCTGCCGCGAGAAGGTCGCGTTCCAGACGTTGAACTGCGCGACCTGGTTCGTTCCGAGATTCACGCCGCCGTCATTCCCAACTAGGTATGCCATGCTTGAGCCTTTCAGGTCTTGAGAGCCTGAACCCTAAACCGTGAGTCCGTCCGGATCGCATCGTCCTCGACCGCGGGAACGCCCCGAGATTCGGCACGGATCACGACTCGATCATATCCGGTCGCGGTGAGCGTCTTGTCGTCGAGCAGCGTATGCAGGGCGTCGGCAGCGGCGACCGCAACGGCCACGCCTGACGAGTGTGGGTGATACTGCGTGAACTCGATCGTGAGCGCCTCGCGGTCAGATCCGAACGTCTGCGTGATCGCGTGCTCGGCCACGCCGTAGACGCAGAGCGGAAGCGTCACGTTGGCCGGAGCCTCATTGACGTAGACGCGACCGCCGAAGCCCTGAAACCACGAGGTAGAAGCCGACGAGGTGATCGCAGCCGCAAGCGTGTCGAGGATCGGTTTCATCGCTTCATGCCTGGAAATGCCTTGCGGATCGCCGATGCGACATACGCATTCATGATCTTCTTTACTCTCGGCTTTACGGTCCGAATGGAAGGAGCGATGTACGGTCGCGGCAACGCCCGTCCGAACCCGTACTCCAGCCGTGCATAGGGCAACGCCGAACCGATAGCCCACGCGATCCGACTACCTGCGATTCGCTTGCTGGGTTTCCCTGTCTGCCACGAGTTACGCAGAGATCCGGTCTGTGCCGCGGGAGGTCGTCCTGGCGCGCTGCTTCGCGTCGGCTGTCCCGCGTATCTGATCCCGGTTCCCGGCCTGCGTAGATTATTGACAATCTCGGTCTGGATCTCTAGCAAGATCCTAAGAGCGCCATCGGCTGCGCCTGCTGCGGCAGCCTGCGCCAGTTCCCTCGTCGGGAAGTTGTACGCGGCTCCGCCGTCGTTATTGACGCTCTTGCGTCTAGGCACGCGGATAGTCCTCTTCGAGCGCGCAAATCTTGTGGCACAACGGATCGCTCGTCGGCCGGTCGTTCGGGATGCGGACCGCGTCCACGCGATAGGTGCGGATCTCGCTCGCAATCGTGACCGTGATCAGGTCTTCCGGCTGCACGTCGACCGATCCGAGGCAGTAGAGCGTCGCCGGATTCCGCAGGTTCTCGCGACCGTATTGCACGCCGACGGCTCCGGCTCCGACTTGCAGGTAGCCGGTTATCGCCGCCGTCGTCGTTCCTGCTGTCGTGCTCTGGGCCGCTCCGCCGCTCACGTCGCGAATCCAGACCGGTCGCTGAAGAGCCAGCGTGCGACCGTACGACGAGATGAGCGCGTCGATACTCACCGGATGCGAGTCCTCGATCCGAGCCGCGACCGGATCAGGTCAACCGTAGCCGTTGCCGAGCCGAGACTGTACGAGTAGTCGCCGAGGCTTTCCGACTGCACGCCGCGATCTCGCTTCCGATCACGGTACAACTGGGCCGCTGCTTCGAGACACACCTGCTCGATGTCGTACGGGACCGTCTCGAAGCCGCCGTTGTAGGCGACCAGCACAGACATCGGCGATGCCGGAAACTCG